GGTACAGGAAACACACCCATGTAGCCGGTCTGACGGTCGGTGTAGAATCGGCGTGGGCAGCCGTTGTACTTGTCGGCGATCGGGTTCCCGATAGTCACGTCACCGCGGTTAGAAAACAACCCGCCGTAAGTGGTCCGAGAAAGGAAATAGGCGCCAGGGAAGCGCGCGCTCAGTACGGCGATAACCCGCGGGTCCAGAGCGTACTGATCGACCCCGGCCTGCAGAGTGATCTGGGTCAGCTCGGGGGTGGTGTCGTCGCGCAGGCAGCAAGTCTGCACCGCGAACCGAACCACCCCGTCCTCGATGTACCGGACGAGCGTACGATCTGACCAGAGGGCGCCACCATTCTGGCCACCGACTTCGTCAGATACGTCGCGGAGTATGTTGCCCCGCAGCTCGTCCAGCAGCTCTTCGAGTTTCACTCGGTCTTACCATCCCAGTCTTGGTGCACGGTGTAGGTCAGACGGGGGGCCTGACGGATGCCGATGACGCGCATTTTTTCGTCCAGCTCAGGTACGCCGTGGGTTGCGTTGTCCAGGGCGGCACACACGTAGCGCGGGACTACCACTTGGACGCCGGGGCGGATACGGAACTGTTTGCCGTTCACGCCGACGAACTGGCCACCGGGCGGTACTTCCTTGCTGTCGTGCAAGGTGATACACACCAGACGCTCCATCGGGTCTTCCGAGGCGGTATCCAACTGCTCGCCGTGCATAGTGCTCGGGGCCGGAGTAACTTTCGCAGAGTCTTCTGGCTCCGCAGTTTTGCGTGGGGCTTTCGGTTTGGTCTGGGCCTTTTTAGGGGCGACTGGAGCAACCGGAGCCGGGGTCTGAAATTCGCTGTCAGTTTCGGGGGTGTCGTTCGGAGTAGTCATGTGGGTCAGATCTCTGTTGATTTCAGTGCTTCGGCGATCGCGTCAGCGAACTCCACCTGCTCGCTCTGCTCTTCCTTGTACTCGCGCATAAGGGGCAGAACTTTCGCTAGGTCGGCGGTCAACGCCTCGGGCGTTTCGTACACCCGCTGGCGCCATGGATCTTGCCAACCATCGCTGGTGCGGTTCTTGGCCACAATCTCCATGTCTTTATAGCGCATGACAAAGCCGTTGTCAGCGCAGGCGATCTCAATCATGTCCATACCAGATAGCTCCGAGTCTTTGATAAGGCGCGACATAGCTTAACCTCATACAAACAGGGAGCCCGTAGGCCCCCTGAAGGTTCTCGCTGCCGGCGTTATACCGAGGCCGCTACTTCGGCGCGAACCAGGAACGCGTCCTGCAGAATCACAGTGGCGTTCCAGAGTTTCCAGCCTGCGGTACCGCGTTGGGCCAGCGGGTCGGACTCGGTCGGCTTCGGGTTGACGACCATGATCTGCACCGAGTTCTGACCGCGCAGCGCTACCACACCGAACGCGTCACGGGCGATGTAGATCACCGGGTACACGTCGGCGTTGGTGCCGCCGGTCGAGATCACAGTGCTACCGGCGGCGCCACCAGCGTTCGCAAACGGCTCGAACACAGTGGAGCGGATGTAGCGGGTGTCTTCGACCGCACCGATCTCGCCCTCATAGGCCGAGCCCTGAGCGTACTGCTTCACGCTAATGAAGCCGTCCATGTCGCGGATGTCGTTCTCGACGTCCGGGTGGGTCAGCGCGATGAACGCAGCCTCGATGGGCTGAGTGTTGTACGCCGGGCTGGACTTCAGCACGGTGGTGATCATCTTCGCGTTCTGGCGCTTCAGCGAGCGGGTGATACGACGCTGCAGGGCCAGAGTGATCGGGGTGTTCACCGCGTTACGGGCGCTGCCGTTGGCGTAGAACACGTTGGTGCCGGCCTTGAGCACGTTGTAACGCAGGGTCTCGACGGTATGCGCAGCCTGCTCGCCCAGCACTTCGACCAGCTGGCGCAGCACCGCCGGGTAGTCTTCGTGGGTGTCTTGGATGACGTCGGTGAAGCCGATGAAGTCACCGTATTGCAGCAGCTGAACGGTGTAGTCCTTGCTGTCCAGCTTGCTGCCGGCCGGGGTCTCACCCTCGGTCAGCGGGGTCAGCGCCTTCGGCATGCTGTAGTTGCCAGCGTTGCCGGAGTACGAGCCGGTGCCGCCTTCAATGAAGTAGCGGCGGAACTTGGCGGTCTGAGTGTTGTTCTTCGGCACCACGTAGGGTTGGCCGAAGCGCTCGATGGTCATGTTGGGGATCGCGCGGGTCAAGAAACCCACGACGGAATATGCTGCCTGGCGCGGCGTGATGTCGCCGTATGCGGTGCCGGTATAGGCCATGATGTCGCTCCTTCAGTCGATCAAGAAGATAGTAGTGCAACCGAAGCCTCGGCGAAAGCCCCGTCAAAATCACCTGGGTCATTCGCTGTGGTCTGTTTGGTGCGCGCCGCAGGAGGTACAGCTGCCGTAGCAGCCACCGCAGCGGGCGAAACAGGCGCAGGCTTAGGTGCTTCTTGAGCGGCTGCCGTCGAGGCTGGTTGCACTGGCGCTGCACCCGACGGAACCGACGCTCCTTTATACACACTCACGAGGTCAACCACTTCTGCAGCGTTGCCGTTCTTCAACACGTTCTCCATCGCGCTGCGCATGAACGACGGCTGAGCCGCTACCCATTCGCGCACTTTCGGGAGAACCACATCGTAGTCCGGGTGTGCCGTCTTGATCGTGGATACGTGAGTGTTTACCTCCGACCGCCCAACAGATTGGACGATCGGCGCCAGAACTTTGTTGAGTTGAGCCACCAGGCTGTTCTGGTGGTTCATGGCGATCGCGTTAGCGTGCGCCAGAATCATGCGCTCGATGGCCGGGAACTCGGTCGGCCAGTCTTTCTTGAACGCCGCGATAGCGGTCTTGTCGTCTTCGGCCAGGAAGTCTTCAGCCGCGAACACTTTGGGTTCGGTCGGTGCGGCAGGTTCTTCCTGAGACTTAGCCAGGCGCTGTTGCTCTTCGGCAATGGCTTGGGCCAGATGTTTCGGGTCGATCCCCAGCTGACGCGCCTGCTCTTCCACGGTCGGTTCAGCTGCTGGCGCCGAAGTCGCGGTCGGCTTGTCGGCAGCGGCAGGCGCGTCGGTATTCACGGCGGCCGGTGCGTCAGTAGCAGGCTTGTCGTCGACCGGTGCGTCGGTGGCCACGGCGGCCGGTGCGTCAGTAGCAGGCTTGTCGTCGACCGGTGCGTCGGTGGCCACGGCGGCCGGTGCGTCAGTAGCAGGCTTGTCGTCCGCAGCCGGTTGCCCGCTGGCTTGAGCGAAGGCGTTGTCGAAGTCGTCGACGGGGGTCTGGGTAGTTTCTTCGGTATCCATGGGCGCTATTTACTCTCGCGTGTGGTGGCTGTCAAGTTAATTATCCAGCTGAGACAGCAGGGACTCGATCTCCATGAGTCGCCCTTGCTGCCGATAAACCTCTTTGACGTCGTCTTCTTTGGCCAACTTAGCCGACGCTGACGCTGCGCTATCCTTGAGCAACGCCACCAGGGCTGCTGTTATCGGGTTGCCCTTGGACGCCTCGACGACCTTCCGAAATTCTTGCCGCGATTGATGCAAGCTCATCAGGGGTAGCTCCTTTCTGGATGGCGTCTACCAGAGCTTTGAACACGGTGGCGTCGCCTGTGTCCATGTTCTTCTGGGCTTGCGCCAGTTGTTTGAGGGTGTCGCTGCCGAGGTTGCGCAGTTGCGCGTCGAACATAAGCGCCGCCTGCTGCTGCGACTGCTGAAGCTGCTGCGCGCGCTCGGCACGACGCTGCTCGACTTGCTCCGGTGTAGCCAGCAACTGCGACAGCGGGAGGTCACGCACCATGAGGCGCTGTTTCAGCAGCTCTTCCTCGTTGATGTACATGCGTTCTTCCTCAGTCAGCGTGTTCGCCAGGTTGTCCAGAGCGAACGCACGCAGCTCTTTAGCCATTAAGCTGTTGGCACCGCGCGGGATCGGGCGGATATCCCCGCTCAAACGATCGCGGTCTACATGGAAAATGCTGTTCCACTGCGCGAGCGCGTCGATGACACTGACAGTGAACTGGTCGAAGTTGCGCACGATATCGCGGAACGGTAGCGCCGCGTTGGCGTAAGCCATCGACGCCCCGCCAGTGGTGCGCAGCGCTTCACCTGGCACGCCTTCGAGATCACCGCCGGTAAGCGGGTTGATGAACGTCTCGGAGTCAGCATACTCACGAAACAACTTCATCGCTGAGCTCAGCTCACCGATGTGCGAGTCGAACGAAATGGAGTGCACCGCCCGCTGGGTCGCGGTGCCACCCTCTTTCAACCACACTTTGCGCGGCTTGATCGACATGTCCGTCTGGGTCGGCGACAGCAGATCTAGGTCTACTTCAGCCTGGGGGGCGCAGACGATCGAGGCGTTGTCGATAAGCATGCGGGCGAACGACGAAACCGCCAGCTGGCTGTCACGCATGATCGGTGGCAGCCCGGAGCCGAGAAGGTTCACCTCGTCTTCCTCG